GGGGACACACACAAACTTAATACAAACATATTCGCTCGATTAGCGACACCAATCAATCCAATCATGGACAACATGTACTTAGATACTTTTTATTTCTTTGTACCCATGCGATTAGTTTGGGACAACTATGCCAAATTCTTTGGCGAACAAAAAAATCCCGGCGATTCAACGGATTATGTTATACCCCAATTAGCCACATCTGGAACAACTGTTACAGGTGGTTTAGGCGATTATTTAGGCTTACCTAGACAACCTATTGCTGCAAACGCTTTACCGTTTCGCGCATATTGGTTAATTTATAATGAATGGTTTAGAGATCAAAATTTACAAGATTCATATTCTGTACATAAAGGTGATAATGGATTAGTATGGGAACCTGCTATAGGTTCTGTATTTGATTCAACATCAACTTTAGCAACACGCGGAAAACGACACGATTATTTCACATCATGTCTACCATTCGCACAAAAAGGCGAATCAGTAACACTACCAGTAGGCGATAAAGCTTATGTAGGTGTTGATGTAGGTGATAGTATTGGCGTTACAGGTTTCTTTATAAATGCCGCAGGTAATCAACAGCAAGGCTTTGCAAAAGCAAGTAGTCAAGATTTATATTTTGCAGGTCTTAACACTGACGAGAGTAGAAAACTATATGCAGACTTATCCCAAGCAACTTCAGCAAGTATTAATGATTGGCGACAAGCCTTCCAAATTCAGCGATTTCTTGAAAGAGATGCACGAGGCGGAACACGGTATACCGAGAAAGTTAAAGCTCATTTTGGAGTCACAAGTCCAGATTCTAGACTACAACGTCCAGAATATCTTGGAGGCGGCACCACCCCGGTTAACATCCACCCAGTTGCTCAACAATCTTCAACAGATAGCACATCTCCGCAGGGTAATCTCTCAGCATTCGGAACAGCTTCAGAGAATAATTCAGGATTTGTAAAATCATTTACAGAACACGGCTACATTATAGGACTAGCAAATGTCCGAGCCGACTTAACATATCAACAGGGACTGGACAAAATGTGGTCCAGAGAAACTCAATATGATTTCTTTTTCCCAACATTCGCCCATCTAGGCGAGCAAGCAGTACTAAACAAAGAAATCTTTGTTTCAGGTAATGCAACAACCGATAATCAAGTATTTGGTTATCAAGAACGTTATGCAGAATATAAATATAAACGTTCACAATTAACAGGACTCTTTCGTTCAGACGCCAGCGGTTCATTAGACGCATGGCATTTATCAGAAGATTTTGCAAATACGCCAACATTAGGCGATACTTTTATAAAAAGTAATACACCACTAGATAGAGCAATCGCAGTACCAAGCGAACCACACTTTATCATGGACGCTTACTTTAACTTAACTAGTATTCGACCAATGCCTGTATTCTCACCACCGGGCATGATAGACCATTTCTAAGGAGTAAAAAATGTCACTATTAGGAGCAGCAGCAATAAGCGCAGGCGGTTCACTATTAGGTGGCTTAATTGGTAGTCGCGGTCAATCCGCGGCTAACAAGGCCAACTTAAAAATAGCTCGCGAACAAATGGCATTTCAGGAAAGAATGTCAAATACTGCATATCAACGAAGTTCAAAAGACTTAGAGGCGGCAGGACTTAACCGCATACTTGCACTAGGCTCACCAGCATCATCACCAGCAGGCGCTCAAGCAACAATGCAAAACGAAAAAGCAGCTATAGGCGACGCCGTAGGAAAAACAACAGCGTCAGCTATGGCAGCAATGCAAGCAAAAGCATCAATTCAAAATACTCAAGCTCAAACAGCGTTAACTATGGAACAAAAACGCAAAGTAAGAAACGAAGCAAACTTAACACAACCACAAGCCGACTTGTTCGGAAAATTTGGTGAAGCTACAACAGCGTTAACTAACACCATGACACCCGAAAACATGGGAAAATTAGCTGATTCAGTAACAGCTAATGCCAAACAAATGGGAATACAATTTAAAACCGACATGTCAATGTCAGATAAAAGACCAGGCGAATCATATTTTGAATATAGCGACAGAAAAAAAGCTGAAGCTATGCGAGAAATTGAAGCAGCAAAACGCATCAAAAATGGTGCAAAATTAGATAAATCAAAAGGTAAAGGCTAATGACTACTAAACTAAAAATCAGCGAAATGGTATTTCGCACATGCTACGACAACAAACGCGAACGCGTACAAACATGCTTCGCAGAAGACGAAGGATGTACACACCAAGAGCAAAAAGATGATTGTGACATTAACAACATCTTAGAAAAATATCGACGCACTGGCGTCGTTAACCACCTTAATAAATATGGTGAACAATATGGAGATTTTACACAAATCGACTATCAAACAGCGCAAAATCAAGTCGCGACAGTGAATAGCATGTTCGCAGACTTACCAGCGCAAGAGCGCGCGCGCTTTAACAATGAACCCCAACAATTCCTGGAGTTCATAGCTCAACAGAGCAACATCGATGATATGTCAGACGGTATCATCGGAAATAATTCCCGTAACGATTCTGAGCTTGCTCAGGACGTTCAAGGGGATAAAACAGACTCGCCGAGCGAGTCAAAACAATAGTCCGCTCGGCGGTGGGCACAACCTCCACTTGATGTAACTGTGCCCACTGACGAATATCTATTCGGCAGACTATAAAAAGCGACTATAAGGAGCATAAAATGTGGATAACAAAACTGTTAGACATCATTACACTAGGCGTATCTTTCTATTTTAGAAAAGAAGCCTTAAAACGTAAAAACCAACAAGAGTTGGAAATACTTAAACTTAAACAAAAAGGTAAATACAATGAAAAACCGTAAAAAAATGAATAGTCGTAAATCTAAAAAGCTATTCACAAAAACAGCAGATGGTACACATCGCTTCAACTTAGGAACTAAAACCACGCAAATGCGCGGCGGCATACGAATGTAATGGCCTGCTCAAGCATGCTCAAGGGGTATGTTGGCTATGGAGGGGGCATCGTCTTCTCTAAGGCCAAATCCCCAACACAAATACCAATGGAAGTACCGTGCGGGCAATGTTGGAGCTGTAGATTAGCACGCTCACGAGAGTGGGCTACAAGGCTAGTAAAAGAATCAACCAATTGGCCAGAAGAACAACGGACATTCATAACATTAACATATAATAATGAAAATCTACCAGGTGACGGAAGTCTCCAAGTCGAAGACTATCAAGATTTCATGAAAGCACTAAGGTATCACTTTAGTAAGGAAACAAAAACAAAACGCATCTACCCCAAAATAAAATACTTTCACTGTGGTGAATATGGGGAAACATGCAAAACGTGCAATACAAGCTATATAATGCACAAAGAAAGCAAATCAGGTAAAAAATACACTGGTTGCAATAACTTTATTAAAGGCCTAGGACGGCCTCACTATCACGCCATTCTATTTGGCGTAACATTTGACGACTTAGAGGAGTACAAAAAAACAAAATCAGGTGAACTGATATACAAATCCGAAACCCTTAACAAAATATGGGGCAAAGGATTCTGTTCCGTAGGACAGGTAACATTTGAATCATGCGCATACGTCGCTAGATACATAATGAAAAAAATAACGGGCGAAAATGCAGAACTGCACTATCAAAAGCCCACCGGCATAAACAAAGAAACTGGAGAGGTAATAACCACACCAGTAAAGCCGGAATACATAACAATGTCACGAAATCCCGCCATTGCAAAAGAATGGGCGGAAAAATACTTGACAGATATAGGAAAAAATGATTCTATATTACTACAACGAAAGGGGAAAGCATTTGAAACTCAGCCTCCCCGATACTTTCTAAAACTATTGGAAAAAGAAGACCCAATAAAATATGAAATATTAAAAGCAAAAAGGAGAATCAAAAAACAACAAAATCGTGAAGAAAACACAGACGAAAGAAGTCTAATTAAAGAAAGACTAAAACAAATCCAAACTAAAAACTTAACAAGAGAATTTGAAGATTATGAAAATTAATATCTATGCAGTATACGACGCAAAAGCAGAAGCATTCGGTAAACCACTTTTCTTTAACAAACACGGATTAGCTAAACGAAGTTTCTACGAAGCATGTCAACATGCAGAATCCGAATTCAAAAAATATCCTCACGATTACTCACTTCATCACATTGGTGAATACAATGAAGATTCAGCGGAACTTTCCGCAGTACCAACAAAACAACTATTCACGGCTCTTGAAGCCATTAACTCACAAAATACAGACATCACGGAATAATAAACATGAAAAGCGTAATGACAGCGGGACAACTACAGTCCCAAGTCCCCAAAGCAGATATAAACCGTAGTAGCTTCAATCGCTCACACGGCTTAAAAACTACATTTGATGTAGACAAACTAGTACCAATCTTAGTAGACGAAGTTTTACCAGGGGACACACACAAACTTAATACAAACATATTCGCTCGATTAGCGACACCAATCAATCCAATCATGGACAACATGTACTTAGATACTTTCTATTTCTTTGTACCCATGCGATTAGTTTGGGACAACTATGCCAAATTCTTTGGCGAACAAAAAAATCCCGGCGATTCAACGGATTATGTTATACCC